CCGACCTCAGCGCTATCACCGGCGCAGTTGGGGAAGACCTCGAGTTCTTAAGCAACAAGTCGAAAGAGTTTGGCGAATCCACTACACTGTCGGCCTCGCAAGCTGCCGAAGCATTCAAGATTATTGCATCGGCCAAGCCGGACTTGTTGTCAAACGTTGAAGCACTGGCCCTTGTAACTGAGGAAGCCATAGCACTTGCAGAAGCTACTGGCGAGGATCTCCCCACAGCGGCCAACACACTTGGCGCAGCATTGAATCAGTTTGGGGCAGGTGCAGAGGAATCCTCACGTTTCATCAATGTAATGGCGGCCGGCTCCAAACGAGGAGCGGCGCTTGTCGGTGAGATGGCTGAAGCGCTGAAGCAATCTGGTGTTATTGCTTCGCAGGCTGGCCTGTCGTTTGAGGAGACCAACGCTGCATTGCAAATCCTCTCAACCAATGCGTTGAAGGGAAGTAAAGCGGGCAACCAATTCCGAGGCGTATTACTTGCTCTAGCCGCAGCAGGAAAAGACGAATTCAATCCTGAAGTGGTAGGTATGCAGCAGGCACTGGCCAACTTGGAAGCTGCAAACTTATCAACAGGCGAACAAGTTAAGATCTTTGGACGGGAGAACTTAGCGGCAGCCAAGATACTGATCAACAGCAGGGAACAACTAAACAAACTGACAGGCCAGCTAACTGGTACAAGCATTGCATACGAACAGCAGGCCATCCGCGTCGATACTCTAGCAGGCGATACCTTGGCGCTCAAATCGGCGTACGAAGGGTTGGAGTTAACGATCGGGGCACAAGTAGAACCCACGCTACGGGCCCTGACACAGGCGGCCACCGACAATATAAGAGCCCTGTCCGCCAATCCTTTGTTGCAAAGGGGTATAAAGGCGACGTTGGATGTAGTTCATCGGGCATTGGACGACCTTCGTCTGTTGTTCCTGCAGATAAAAGATGCAGTGACTTTGGCAGGCGGTGGCGCGGCAGTATTTGAAGGCGCTTGGAGTGGTGCCATTCAAAATATTGTTAACTGGACCAAGTTCCTGTGGGAGCAATTTGTCATCGGCGGCCCAGCAAATCTTAAACTTGGAATCACCTTAATGATTGCAGAGTTTGATAAGCTGAGAATAAACGTGACGGCAATTGTACGAATACTCACTGTCAAAATGCTTTCCTTCGTTGACATGTTCGTGGCCAACTCAATTGCGCAATTCAAAACGATTTCGCCTGCTGTACAGATTGTCTTTCAAACAATGTCGAATGTGATAGGCCGAACATTCGATAATATCATTGTGACCGTAGCAACAGCCATCGATGCCATCATTGGCGCGGTGCAGCAAAAGGTCTTTGGGCTTGCTAGGACTTTGGAATCTCTTGGCTTCGAAGACCGCGCCGCAGAGATGACCAACATTGGAATCGCAATTGGCAAGATTGCTACTAATACAGACGCTGCCACTTCCGCTGCCGAGGCAAACGAGGAGGCCAGGCTGCAAGAGTTAGAAGCCATCGAGAACGTTCTTGTTGCAATACAAAATGAGGCGAAGGAAAAACGCAAGCTGGCGCGCGACACGGCCGATTCAATTATACAGGAAACCCTCGATACAGCCGAGGCACAAAGGTTGGCCAGCGACGCCGCAGTGGAAGGAGCAATAGCAGAACGAGATGCAACGATCGAGGCCATCAAAGCATTGAGGGAGAAGCGTAAAGAAATCGTGGCGGCTTCGGGAGCAGGCGGCGCAGCGACTCCGACCTTGCCCGAGGGAAGCGGTCTATCGGGGCCAGCTGAGGAAGCAATATCCGCCTACGAGAAACTAGGCGAGACACAGAAACTAGTGGTGGACGGCATGGCAGATGGAATTGCCGATATGGCTAGAAAAGGGGCGGCCTCGTTTAAAGAAATGGCTTTCAGCATAATCCAAGATATAATCAACATCTACGTTAAGTCGCTGTTACTGAATTCACTGTCAACTATTTTTGGAGGCGCGGCTGGTGCTGCCGCTCCTGCTGCTGGTGCTATCGCTCCATCTTCTACTACCACCACGTCTGTTTTCGGTGCAGCAAGAGGCCTGGATTTTACAGTAGGCGGCAGCGGCGGCACAGACAGCAAGCTGGTGGCGTTCGCAGCTACGCCTGGCGAGATGGTCAGTGTTAAAACACCAGAGCAGCAAAAGAACACCGGCAAGCCTACCGTCGTCAATTTTGTTGTGAACAATTTCAGCAACTCAAAAGTTGAGGCAAGACAGAAAGAGGCTCCCGACGGAAGCATTTTGATAGAGGCTACAGTAAATGCCGTTGCCAGCAATATTGGAGATAACGGCGAAGTGTTCCAGGCGTTTAAGGCCAGAAGTGCATTGCAAAGGAGATAGGTCGTGTCCGAGATATCTTTACTTCCTGTCATATCTATTACACTTACTGGCAATTCTCCGCTGGTTCATGTACAGCCGCATATTTCTTTGTTGCAGGAAACAACATTACAACTAGTACCGAATGCACTGCGGGCCATCACCCCTGCTACCTGGCCAGCATCATTGCCGCAGTATTTTCTTGACGACGGCAATTATTCGGAGACTCCCTTTCCTAATGTTCTTACAACCCCCACTGATTCGGGAGTTAGTAAGAGCAGAAAGAGATTTACTGGTAAGTTCAATGTCTACAGTGCAACTGTTTGGCTATCGAATAACACTAAGCTGGATACGTTTAGAAATTTCTACTATGGGGAGGCCGACCAGGGAAACGATGAGTTCACAATTCCTATTCCTGGATCGGCGGGAGTAAAGTCCGTGAAATTTGTTCCAGGTAGTTTGTTGATTACGTCAGACGGCGGGGTAGGTTGGCGCGCCAACTTTCAACTAATCCAACAGCCGGAGGGGATATAAATGCCACGTCGCTTGAGCAGTGAGGCAGTTAGGTCTCTCCTCAAAGAGAGCACTACGGAAACGTTTTTATTAACGATGAAAGTTTCCGGCGAAGGTTTTGCAGATTTGCATTTGGTCAATAACTTAGAAAACATTGTTATAGGAAATAACACCTATTTTGCCTTTCCCTTCCAAGTTATTTTGCCCAACGAATCCAAAGACAAGCCTCCCAAGGCCTCGATAAGAATCGACAACCTATCGCAAGTAGTCATCAGACGTTTGCGTGCTGTACAAGGGCGTCCTACATTTGAACTGGCCGTTCGTTTAGCCAGTACTCCGGAGGTGATAGAGTTGGGACCCATAGCGTTGGATTCCTCGAATGCAGATTGGGATGACACTTGGATACAGCTGACACTATCATCCATCAACTTGCTGAACGAGCCGTTTCCTTATAGAACGTTCAGCCCTGTTACTTTCCCAGGACTATTTCAGTGATTGATACGCAGTACTACATGGAATGGTCTGCCAGTAACAACATGGCAGAGGAGACTTGCTGGACGTTTGTCAGCAAGGTTCTGTTCGAGGTTTTCCAAATAACCCTTCCTAAATTGAAAGCGCAGGAGGACATTTTCTTACACCAGAAAGAAGTAATAAAACAGCAACAATTGAATGGGAGTTGGAATGCTACAGTTGATCCAAAGTCTGGAGACGTTGTCCTGCTCATGTTGCGAGGTATAAGGCCGCATGTTGGTATTATGAACTCGGCAAATACTTTTTTGCATTTTAGCGAAACAGATCGGATGGTGAAGATGGGATCCTGCCAGTCGTTCCAATGGAGGAATAGAATTGAAGGCTTCTACAGACATAGTTGAAGCACAGAAGCAGCAGGTAATTCCTTATGTGCCGGAAGGCACATACCGAGTCTATCTGATTTGCGACATATTCAAGCAGGATCCTGTCTTTGCAGACATTCCTGTTGCGGTAGGACTGTGGGAATTGTTAGGCAATCCTTCGGATCCAGGACTGTTTTACATAGAGGTTGATGGGGAACCAATACTCGAAGAAGATTACAAAACTTTTTATCCAGAACCTGGCCAACTAGTAAACATAAAGAAGGTTCCTCACGGGGACGACGACAATTTCCTGCGCGCCATTTTGCAAATTGTCATTATCATCATTGCTATTTACTATCCGCCGGCCCTCGGCCTTGGAAAGTTTGGAACGGCAGCGTTACAAGCAGGAATAATGACTGCTGGTACATTGTTGGTCAATGCATTGGTTCCCTATGAGCAGCCAGAAGCTTCAAGCGGGGCGGGGTTCTCACCACTCAATAACATCGGAGTCACGCGTAACAGACTGGAACCGTTTGCAGTAATACCAAAGCCGATGGGGAAGATAAGGCAGTGGCCGCCATATGCAGCTAATCCTTTCACAGAAGTGCTTGGTAATGACATTTGGCTGAACGCCTTGTTTTGCATTGGTGAGGGACCTCAATTTGACGTGTCGGACATACGCATTGGAGACACGTCTATCACTGAGTTTCATAGTGTAGAAATTCAGCAGACTCCCACTCCAGATTTCCCAGATGTGTTCCAGGACAATCTGAATATTGAATTGAAACAAGGGGCCCTTGATCCCGGCGGCGATGATGTTGTTCGAACAACAGTTGCAAATACAACAAGAGCAAGTGTTGATGTTTCATTTCCTAGAGGCCTAGCTTGGTTTAAGTCCGACGGCAGCGACAAGCTTTTCGTTGTTGATTTTAGTGTCGAGTATCGCTTGGCAGACACTTCGGATGTTTGGAATTCCGTTGCATTTGATGATTGGCATGAACAGACAACGGCAAACAGGA